ATCCAGTCAATGAAACCAGCACCATACCAACTGTATTGGATACCAATCATCTGCATGTACCTTACATCCATGTTGTACTTGCTTTGTCCTGTGCCGTCCATTTTATCCAAATTCCACTCATCTTGTAGAACTTTTTTGTCTGTAATCAAGTTTACTTTTGCCGCAAGCACTTGATTTACTCCTCTATAGTCTGGCGTAATTGTAATTTGTGTTTGCGAATCAACATTAGCAACAACATGTGTCATTCCTTTTAGAACAATTCTGTCACCTGCTTTAAGTTGATCTCTAAATCTTGTGTTATTACCAGTAATTAAGTTTGAATCTGGTGTTGCAGTAACAGTACCTGCTATTTGTTTTGTACTTGTACGTTGAGCTACACTGATGTTAGTACCATCAAACTCCCAGTAAATACCATTCTGATCATCAAAAATTCCTGAACGTACTGTTGCACCATGCCAGCCAACCACTGTCATCTGAGCCGCAAACCCTAGTACTGCTGTTGTTGCTCCCAAACGTCTAGTTGATAAACATTTTAATGTTCTTTCATCGATAATTTGTGTAATTGTATACTCACCATTGTATCCAGCTGTTTCAGCACCAATGATTCTTATCTTACCACCTACCTGTGCTCCGTGATCGTTATCATCAGTCACAATAGTTAGAGTCGCTCCTATCTCTGTTCCTGTACTTGTAATGCTTCTGACATCGTATGAAGGAGCAAATAGAGCACCTGTGGTGTACATAATACCTTTACCTGACTGGTATCTAATATATTTTTTACTCTGTCTAATTGCTTGAGCACCGTGTTGTGGTCCACCTGTTCCTAACTGAACACCACCATCATATGGTCTGTGAATAAAGAATGAGTCTGGTCTTAGGTACACGTTACCTTGGATCTTATCTTCTGTCGAAGTACCGTCAAATTCAACAATATTACCAGGAGCTCTGGTGTTGTATCTTATCTTTTTCGTTGTAGGAATGTTTAAAGCAATAAACGAACCAGATGCAAGTGAATGGTTATTTGATCCTCCGTCATCTGAATTGACATCAACAATAAATGTATCTCCTGGAACAATACCGTGTGCATATGGCCATGTAATTTCCACTGTTGCCAATGCTTCAAAGTTAACACTTGAACTTGCCGTAATGCCCTGTGTTGTGAAATCTGAAAGGGTAACTGCGTTTACAAGATTAAGCGTTCCTCCTGATACTGCTGTTCCAGCAATAGTTGCCGAGCTTAATCCTCCGCTACCATCAACTCCTGTAACTGTTATAGTTGCATCATTTGCTGTAGAAGTTCCGTCAAAAGTTGTACCAGGTATAATAATTTCATTTCCTTCTTTATAACCAGAACCAAAAGCGTTTATAGCAATACTGTAAGTTCCTGATGTCCTTGTTACATCAAAAGTACCACTTGCTCCTGCGTGTGCTTGATTAGTTCCTGCTATACCTGTAAAACTTGTAGGTAACGTAGGTGCAGTACCTGTGATACTAACATTGCCTACTCTACCTTGATTAGACGCATTTGTATTCAAGGTAGAATCTACTGTTATAGTGGCATCATTAGTTGGGCTTGTACCTCCTAATGCAGTACCAGATACTGTAAATTGTTGTCCTTGAATATAGTCATTACCTGCTGTGTCAACAGCAACCGAATACGAAGATCCGTCATTTGTAACATCAAAAATTGCTCCACTACCATTGTAAACAGTAAGTGTTTTTCCAATAAAAGTACCACCATTGAACGGAGTAGCAACGGTTGATTCGTCCGCTCCTTCAGCTCTTACGTCAGTAATTGAACCGCTTCCGTCAATTGAAACCACTCTCAAATACAAATCATTTGCAGGACTTGTGCCTCCTAAATCATTACCGCTACAAACTATGGTATCAGCTGTGTTGTAACCTGTACCACCTGACTGTATTTGGACTTGATAAGCCGCACCTGCTCCTGTTTGAACCGATACTTGAAATTCTAAATCTGTACCAGAACCGCCTGTAAATGATAATGCACTTGGACCAAAACTAAATGAATTGTTAACTGAAGGTGGAAGTCCTGATCTACCTGAGTTAGAAATAAGGTTAATTGATGTAATTGATCCACCAGCACCAACAGCACCAACCTTCATGACCAAATCATTACCGCCGTCGTTTTGGCTTCCGTCTTGTCCAGTACCTGGCTCTACATTTTGTCCTGTAATTCTAAGTCCGTCGTTTACTGCAAAACCAGTTGTGTCGTTAGGTGAATTGATGTTTACTACTGTGTAAGCATTGTTTTCAAATGCAATGTCAAAGTTTGTACTTCCAAGATTTCCGCTACCGTGATTGTATGTATTAGCAACATTTTGATATGTGATGCTTCCGCTTAAAGCTGTACCTGTTATTGTAGCCGCTGTAATACCTCCAGTGCCGTTAACTGCTGTAACCAACACTGTAGCATCATTACCTGGTGTAAGTCCACCTAAGTTATCACCTGTAACCAGTACCGTATCACCTTTTTTGTAACCTGATCCTGCTTGATTAATTGCCGCTATTGAATAGTTTACACCTGATCTGTTAATATCAAATTGTCCGTTAACACCTGCTGGTGCAGTAACAGTCCCAGATACACCTGTATAGGTTTGGGTGTTTCTTGTAATGCTTGACGTAAATTGTCCACTCATACTTACTGTGTTACCTACAATATTGTTGACGAATATAGCATCTCCTGATCCGTTGTCAGCCGCTAATCCTGTTACAATACCAGTTGTTGAAGAAACTGTAAATTGAGTGTTACCTGAATTAACATCAGCAGTAAGGTTAACAGGTAATGCTGTCCCACCTGGTGTACTTGAAATAACAGTTACCTGTGTACCAGTTGGAAATGCCGCATTATTAATCGGAGCACCAATCTCTGGAACATCTCCTGTAAAAGCTAATCTGTTTTCACCTGTTTGTGCCGCAAGTGCAAGAACCATAGAACCGTTTGTTCCGTTACTGAATACATCAAACTTTGGCTGTCCTACTGATGCACCTGTATAAAATGCACCCTGTCTTAACTGTGTATATGTTGTTGACAGTGTTTGTGGATTGCTTGTACCAACTTTCGCTTTTGCATAGTAAGTAAATGATGTTGGAGTTGGGACCGAATCAATCACAAATGAACCTTCAGCTCTAGCCGCTCCAATGACAGCATCTTCTAATGCCTTGATTGTAATAGGTGTACCTGGTTCAAAACCGTGAGCACCAATAGTTGTAACTGTAATCTGAGACGCACCAATACCACTTGTTCCGGCTGATGCATCTGTTACAACAGTTAAAACTTGTGTTTCAGTACCTGGAAGTTCGTACACACTTGGATAGCCTCGCATCATTCCTATCGCTGACCATTTAGTTGGCTGTAAACCGTATTCAAAGTCAGCATCAAGCATTGATAACGGAGGAGCAATACGCATACGTTCAATAGCATCAGTACCAAAGTCATATGGTCTAGTTCTCTGTTCTGGAGTGTCTGTAAAGATTTGAATCTCATCTGTTTCTGACATAGAACTTGTATCAAATTCTAAATCTAAAACACTTATTGCATCTGTCGTTTGTAAATATTTTGGAAAATCATCATCTGAGTTTTCATTTGAATTAACTGAATCATACTTGACAACATATCCGCCACTGTCTCTAGGAGTAACATCATCAAGTCTTGTAATTTTTCCTCCTTTAAGAGGATCAGTAAAGTTGTAAATTACAGTTGCTTTTGACGTATTTGTAACAATAAGCATGTCACTGGTATCGTAATTACCAATAAATCTAATGTGTCCTAAACCTTTTCTTTCATAGGTAGGTAAACTTGTCAAACCATTTTGTATTACGTCTCTAACTACATTTGCAAGATATTGTATTCTTGTGCTTGCCGCAGGCTCTGATGTTTTTGATCCATCTGTAACTTGCACCACAGCTGATTGATAAGGCGTTGATTGCGGAGAATTAGTTAACACATGGTTGTTAATCAAATCTCTTGTAAATTCTTTTGCTTTTACTTCTGCAACTCTAGTGCCGTCAACTTGGGCAACATCTTTTTCCCAGTATGTATTTGCAATTCTGTATGTTTCTGCATTTCCGCCGTATTTTAAATCATGCACGTAAGCATCAACATTATATCCTGTGTCTCTTTCACACTTGGCTTCACTATAAGTATATCCTTCAAAACCTGTTGCATTATCTGCAACCTGTTGCTGAATCCAAGCAGTAACTTCTTTTTGTATAAAAGTTTTGTTTAGATTAATTAATGCTTCTGCATTTGGAAATCTACTACCATTTATTCCAATGCCTGGATAAAACTTATAATTGTATATTTTTTTCTTTGCCATTCTTTATGCTCCAAATGCCACCGCTAAAGCTGTTGCTGTTGCGTCTACATATCCTTTATTAGTTGCGTGTGTTCCAATAGTTGGATCACTTTGCAGTAACATATTATTTGTTACTGTTAAATCACCATTCATAGTTGCTCCGTCTACGTTAAGTTGACTTGCAGTACTGTCTGGTGCTGTCGTCATGTCTATACCATAAGCTCTTATTTGTACAGGAACATTATACCCAATATCAACATTGTCTATATTTCCTGGAATACCTTGGTTATTAATTGTAAGTCTTCCGTTAATAACAGAAAGCACTGTGTTGCCTAGATAATTTACCTTGAAAACACCTCCTGTTACAGCAAGACTTTCAAAACTGTTTGATACCTGTGTACCAGTATCATCACCACTATCTTCTTCCGGTGGCACATACTGTACAAAAGTTGTTCCGTTAAGTAAAATATTTTTTACGTCAATAGTAGGCGCAGTAATTTTACCTGTATTATCTACTGTAAAATTAGGACTTTCAAAGCCGTTCTGTGCTTGTAACTTATCGTTTATTACTGTGCCTGCCATAACTTATCCTTAAATTGCGTCTATACCTTTGACAACAATAGTTCCTCTCATTGAACCATGAACTGTACATTGATATGCGTAGTTACCACTTATATTTTGTGGTATCTTCCAATACAGTGTACCTGATGTCTTACCTTGTGCTTGTGATCCTGTCGTAACTGTGCCGTCCAAGTCGACGTGAACCAATCCATTATTGTAAGCAGAACCACCACTTGTTTCAATTTGGAATGGATGGTTGGCTCCACTGTTAATTTTGAACGCAATGGTTGTTCCATTAATTGCATAAATTGTTGGATCTTCTGTGTTGCCGTATTGATCAAATTTGTATCCGTTGTTTGAATCTGCTGTTACTACCAATGTAGTGATAGCAGGTAAAGCAATTTCATCAAAGGTTCTTCCTGTAACATTAGCCCAACCACTACCAGTATAAACTAATAGCTGTCCTAATGCCGCACCTGATGATGAAACATCACTCAAACTATCTAAACTATTTGTACCTGAGTAACTAATAGTTACAGTATCGCCTGTTACTGCTGTTGAAATGTTTGTTCCTCCAGCAATAGTCAGTGTGTCAGTTTTGCTATCTGCCGCCGCAATTCCTGAATCTGCTTGAACATTTGAAAATGCATTTTGGTTTTCTTCACCTGAGTTAGGTGAACCAGTATATGCAATTGAAATAGTATCTCCAACAATACTTGTTGCTATGTTAGCACCACCTGCTATTGTTAATGTATCAGCAGTTGAATTAGCTGTTGTAGTTCCTGTATCTGCATCTACAGTATTGAATACGTTCTGATTACCACCTGCACTAATTGTTGTAAAAGTAAATGTACCTGAACCGTTTGTAGTCAGCACCTGTCCGTTGTCACCATCTGAAATATTTAGATCAGTAAGTGAGGTTGGCACAGTTGGTTTGTTGTTCAAGTTATTGTAGTTTAGATAGTATGAACCATCTTGTCCGTCAAGTGTATCTGCATCAGTGCCTGCGCCACCTGTTGTTGCATCTGTACCTGGTGCCCATTTGCCACCATCCCATTTTAAAACATTTCCTGTTTGTGGAGGTGTGCTTGTTGTATCAACATCAGATAGGGAATTGATGTTTCCTACATAAGCAACCGACTTTAAAGGATCTGTGTAATTTGCAACTGAACCACCACTTGTGTCAAGTAGCATTTTTCTCCATGCACCTGCATGTGCAACATATACTGTACCACCTTCGTGTACGTGTAACATTGCTCCGTGATAAGTTGTTGGACTTATCGCGTTCATTTGGTTCAACGTTGAGGCATGAAATGCCATTTTGTTAATTTTGTTGTCATCATTTGGAATGTCTATTTCCAAACTACTATTGACGATGTCTTTTAAATTTGTTCCATCGCCTAAAGCGTTGTACAGTTCATCGGAGTTAGCGTTGATCTTAGTAGCACCTGCTCTAAGGCTATCACCGGTTCCGTCATTAGCGGCTGTACCTACGTTTAATACTGATTTTGCCATCTTTTACACCCTATCAAATGTTAATGTTGTATTATCCATTGTACTTGTATTACTATCAAAAGTATTTATTCCGCTTGGCACCTCGGTTGATGTATCTGCGACTATGGCAGGAGGTGTAAGCTGATGTATTGCTTTCGCGTAAGTAGCATGGAAAACTAATTTTGCGCCTGCATATGATTTAGCTTTTGGTTCTACGTTAATAGTACAAAGGCTTTCGTCAACTGACACAGAAATATTTACAAGCTCTTGGTTAATACTAGATCTGCCATAGATATTAGCTACTGCACGATCTGGTCTTGCAACTACACTTAATTGCATAATTTCTTTTTCATTAGAATCAAACTCAACAGTAATCTGATAAATTGCACTGCTAAAATCACCAACGTGAAATTTGTCCATCACTGTGTTGTAATGTACTCCAATCCAGCTACCTTTAAAGCTGAAACTGGATCTATCTGGTAGATGAATTGTGTTGTTTTGACCTTTAGTAAATAGATTTGTCAGAAGTTTACTCATAATACATGCTCCATATTGTATTTATCGTTTTGTACAGATATAGAACAGTATAAAAAGCTAAGATAAATCTACAAGGCTATGAGCAAATTGGCTCAGGTTATCGTATATTTCTGTTTTCTTTTTAAGGTCTTTATTAGCAAACGTGTTTAGTTTCTTCTCGGTCTCATTACCATATCCTGTACGCACTAATATGGGCTTTGCTTTGGCTTTAAATGCCGCCTTTAGGTCTGTGATCTTGTCTCCAACGTATACACCATTTGTCCAGTCAACACCTATTTCAGAAGATGCTCTTTTAAACATGCCCGTATTAGGTTTTCTATATGGATCATCCTTGAAAGGTGTGGTAGAATAGTATAATCCGTTTATGCTTGAACAACCTATTTCACCTAATAGCTGAAGCATATAGTTGTTGACTATATCTACATCTACAGCATCCATTACACCCCTTTGAATTCCTGATTGATTTGTTAAAATTACAACATCATAACCTTTGTTTCTAATCATTTTGATTGCTTCCAAACTACCAGGTATGGGTTTGAACTGTTCAGGTTTTATACAATAAGGAGGTACTCCTTCTTGTGTTAATCCTATATCTTCATTAATTGTTCCGTCTCGATCTAAACCAATGACAGGTATACTCATATTATGGTCTCCATCTATCATCTGACCAACCTAATTTTGCTTTGTTAAACCATTGTAACTCACCTAATATGATTGGATCTTTTTCAAGTAATTTTGTTTTCCACGTGTCTACAAATTCTTTTGTTTCATCACATAACTTACACACGTGGGTTTCGACAAATTCAGCCGCTTCGTGCGTAAGCGGATGAAGTTCATGTAATAGCATGTGTTCATGCTCGCCTTCCAATGAGGGTACGCTCTTAGGACGAGTGCTTTCCCATTCATCGTCTGTTTTAAATCCTAATGAATTTAAGATAGGAGGACATGAAGTAGTGATATCTGCTTTATACATTTCTAAAACTGCACGTAAATCTTCTAATTCTAATTTTTCATTTTTAAATTCTGTTCTTTGATCTTCCCAACCTTCAAACCAATCTCTGAAACAAGTTGTTATAACCTTGCAACCTATTTTTTCTAATGCTTTATGTGTACTTGATATCAATGCACAGTCTCTCATAGTAACATGTATCAAGTCTGCCCATTGCCATTTGTTTTTGTAGAAAAAATTATTCAACACCATAGCATCTTGGTCAACAGTCATGTTGCTAAAATTACCTGGTGTCCACCACCCATGTCCCATATGATATCTGTCTTCTCTAAACATACTAGACCATTGCAAGAGTATTACATCGTCTTTATTAAATTTGTGAACAGTGTTTGCTTCCCATAATCTTGTGAATATGTATTGGTTGCCGGCTCCGCTTCTAGCCCAATTTTCTCCATGATAACCTTTTTGTTTGTATTCATGTATGACAACATCGGCCCAAGTGGGATAAAAATATTGTGATAAACTACAACCAAATGCAAAAATTCTCATACTAATCTCCGCAACAGATCTAACATCATTTTGTGCGGAATTGCTTTTATCTTATCAAATTCAATTTTTTGTTGGCACAGTGAATCAGTATGGTCCTTGGCTTCTTGTGGTAAATTTTCATATTGAGATTTAATTTTATTGTTATCAAATAATTCTAATCCGTTCATTACCAATGCAAAGTTATATTCGTTGAATAAAATTTTCTTTGTATAAGAAGTAAAATCGTCTGCAATTGGCATTCTTTGCTTCCACATTTCTAAATTGTTTGCTAATGAATCAGGAATATCAATTTCTGCTACGTCTTTCCAAAATTCTGTATCTCTACGTTTTGTAATATAATGCAAAACAATAAAATCTCTTATGTTATCCATTATAGCACCTACTTCTAGATTATATCTATCAGTTGTTGATGTGTTATAGTTTACTAAACGTTGTGCAAGTAAAAAACTTTGGTTAATACTTGTACCTATACTGCTTGCTTCTAATGGTTCAACAAAATTTGCACTTAATCCTATTGCACAAACATTTTTAATCCAAGGTTTGTCTAGGCAACCTGGTTCAAATTTCAAATGTTTTGCAACTTCAACGTCATGTCCAAGATAGCTTTGTACTTCTTTGTGTGCTTCATCTGGAGATATATGATCGCTATCAAAGATATACCCATTACCTTTACGTCCCCAGATAGGAATTCTAAACATCCATCCACTATCCATTGCTCTGGCCAATGTCCAAATTGGAATTTCATCTTCTTCAGGAGTAGGAAATACAATGGCTTCCTTCATTTTAAGATATTTGCTATAGCTTTGCCACTTTGCTCCTAATTTTCCAATAAGCAACCTTGCAAAACCTGTGCAGTCTACATAAAAATCATATTCGTAAGTATGTGATTCACTTTTGATTTGCCTTACAGCACCAAAGTCGTTAAAAACTATATCAATTATTTCGTCATCAAATACATTACAACCTTTTTCTTCTGCTTTATTTGTTAGATAATCATTTAGCTTGTGGGTATTGAAATGATATTGACTTACGCCTGTTTCGTTAGGTCTTTCTTCCATAAATTTCATGAAAGGTGTTTTGTTTTCATAAAGATAATCTCCAACGAACTGTCTTGGATCAGCATTTTCTCCAATTAATTTTGCGTATGCCATTGGCATTCCTAAATGTGCAACAGTATAAGGACCGTGAACATTTTGTAAATAGTCTTTACCTCCCCAATTTTGAAACATGATGCCACTCTTAAAACTTGCATCAGTTTCTTTTACAAGTTCTCCTGCACTAATGCCTACATGATCCATAAATGCTGTAAAGTGTTCTGTTGAACCTTCACCAACACCTATAGTACCTATCTTACTTGACCTAATTATGTCCACTTGATAGTTGGGAAAACTTGTTTTTAAAATTAATGCTGATACAAAGCCTGCTGTACCACCACCTACTATTGCTATTTTCATTTCATTACCTATTCATCAAATGTATACCAACCACTTACAATATACTTAATACCTTTATAGATTGGATTTCCTCTATGTGGATGTGTATAATAAGCAGGAAAGAACACTAACTTACCCGGTTCTGGTTTTACTTTCACACCTTGATATAAAAATTCTGTTTCTCCGCCCTCTTCAACGCCATTTAAGTAAAGTGTGTATGCTAATAATCTTGATGATGTAACAATATCAGCATTTTCACAATGCCAAACATGGTAACCTTGATGGGGTCTTGTCTTTTGTATGCTCATTCCCTTAGGAGAATGTTGCACAACAGCACCTAAGCTATCATATTTTGTTCTATACTTTTCTTCGTATATTTGTGCAACTGTTTGATAAAAGAATTTACACAAATCTCCATCCGCGTGATACATTCTATTATGATTTGAAAGATCCATAAAGATTCTTTCATCCTGATTTTTGAATCCTGTCTGATGTTGGGTAAGTTGCATTTCGGCACGTTGCTCAAACGTTTCAATAAGTTTTTTACAGTAGTCAATCGGAAATGCATTTTTATATTCTTCTATTCCGTCGTAATTACCTTCCATCTTTTTCTCCTAAATAAAAAATTGTTGGTTCAATCTGTAGTTGTCGCCAACAAACATTCCTGGTTTTACGTATGCAGTATGTAATACTGAGGAATTGTATAACACCATTCTGTTAAATATCATTGGTACCATACCTATCATTTCAAAATCTCCAACAGAATCAGTAACATATTTGTTCACTTGTACATTTCCTGCCACGTCTAGTGTTTTCATTGTATGTGGATCATCATAAAATGTCTTTCCGCCATACTTATAAAAACTTGTTCCACCGTTACACTCATTTTCGGTGTTCAAATATATTGTGCTTGCAAAATTTAACCCAGATTCGTTATCCATATGGGGGACCAATGGTGGTAAGTCATCAGTTTGCATGACATTTACCATAAATGTTGCATTCTTAATACTTTGTAATACTCCTCCGTGTGGCCATTGGGCCATAGTTTCAGGGTAGTGCATATTTAACAACTGATCAAACACCCATGCCATGCTGTCCATGTCATAAAATGCATTAATTCTCCAAGCTGGGTTCATACCTCTAATACGTTTGTTCCTTGAAGCAGGAATATCCAGTGCTAATTGACGAACAGCATGTGGATTTTTGTAAAAGTTGTCAACTACTACAATTTTAACTCCGTCAAACGTTTGTATTTTTACTTCATCTAGAAAATCAGGGTTGATAGCGAATACTTCGTCTTCATTTATTGTATTTTTAATCATCTTTACGCTCCTCTATGACAAAATTTGCACTTATTGTAGCACGAGTGCTGTCAGTTTCGTTTACAGTTACATAATGTTCTAACACACTTGGAAAATATACGATATATCCTTCTTTTAGAGGCGGTGTGACTCTATTATTATATTTAAAAGGCATATCAGACAAACTAGGTAGCTTACTGTTATGAAAAAAGTCGTATGTATTTCTATAAAACACAAAATTACCACTATCAGGTGGTAACTTTAACATGTAGGCACAACTAACTACACTATCTCCTGCATGATTATGTAATTCTTGGTGTTGGTTTTTATTATATCGGTTTAACCAACATTCGACACCGTATCCTACTGATTGATTGACACCAAGATGCTCTAAATATTCATTGAGTCCTTGAACTGCACCTTTAATAAAATTATGAAAAGGAAGTTTATTTGCTTCTGGTATTCCAAAGGTAGTATCTACGTTACAGTACCAGTTAGGATTTTTTTCAAAATGTTTGTCTTCCTTGATAATGTCTGCAAAATCATCTTGTACAAGTTGATGTGTTGACAAAGGTATGGCGTAAACTGGAATAGCATACAGGTTTATAAGCATTAGTTCTTCATAACAATCATTTTACCATATTCAGGTAGATAGCAATACTCCATTTCACTGTTGTAAAGAGTTCGTACTGCATCATCAAGTGTTTCAACCAACGGTTCACCACCTAAATTGAAACTGGTATTGAAAATAATTGGTACTCCTGTTTGTTCGTAAAACTCATTTATAAGATTATAATAATTTTCGTTTTGTTCTTTGGTAACTGTTTGTATTCTACAAGTACCGTCAACATGGATAATGCTTGGAATCTTTTCTTCAACACCTGGTTGACAATCCATTGCGTACATCATGTGAGGTGACTGTTCTAGTCCACGCATATCAAACCATTCGTGTGCATGTTCTAGTAATATTGTTCCAGCAAAAGGTCTGAAATATTCCCTACGTTTTACTTTATTAACATGATCCTTTCCATCTGGATCCGTCGGATCATAAAGTATACTTCTATTACCTAAAGCTCGAGGACCATTTTCAGAGCGTCCTTGCCATATCGTAACAATATTTCTATCAGTTATTAATTTTACAACGTCTTTGTCTGTTACGTCTATAGCTTCAGCACCATATTTCTTTGCTGTTTCATCTATTTCGTCATCTGAATGGCAATAAGGAAAGCCTTCATATATAGTTTCAGCATGTGGTCTGACTTTACTGTCTTTTGTTACTTGATGATATGTAAGTAAGGCGGCACCAATAGCTGTTCCTGCATCATTTGATACTGGCTCTACGTAAAGTTTAATGCCTTCTTTGTTAAGTTTATCTAAGTACCAGTAGTTTGCAACACAATTCAATGCGTATCCACCACTCAATACAACATTTTTGTTGCCAGTCATTTCTACAGCTTTAAAAATAAGTTTTAACACTTCTTCTTGTGATTCTGTTTGTACTGCGTATGCTAAATCTCTTCTATTATCTAATTTAGTCCAGTCGTTACCTGGTTGTAATTGATCATTTGTTGTTTCTAGATATTCAAATCTACTTTCATTTACAATCGCGGCATTAGGATATGTTGGAATAATAACATTTCTGTCAGCTGATCTCCAACGACCGTTGCCACCATCAGTATATATAGGCGGAATGTTATCATTTTTCTTACCATAAGGAAATAGTCCCATGGTCTTTCCTGCTTCAATAGCTTGAAATCCACAATATTGTGTAACTGCTTCATATGCTTTTACAATACCTGCCGCATCGTCTAACACTAATTCGTGATATCCTTCTTCACCTTCTCTATCACTTGGAATATAGCTTTGTATTGTTCCCGGGTATGGTCCGTTGCCACCTTGGTGTTTGTATAAAGTTTTAAAATCATCCGGATAATTACAACTGAAAATACTTTCACATTCCCAAGTCATAAATTCATCATTAAATATTCCTGTGTTTATATTCATAGGAATAAATGTACCTGCACCGTCTACTACAAGAGACACTGCTGATTCAAACCCAGATCTATAAAAAGCACATGCGGCATGTAACTTATGATGTACATGACTCATGTCAATTACTTGTCTATGGTTATGTTGTCCGTCTTTTGTATAAGCATTATCTGATCTATCTATAAGTCCTAGTTTTCTTGCGAGTCCAGTGTACATATCTCCGCCACTAAAATCAATTCTACTTGACTCCGCAAGCGGTTGTGTATGTGCAACAACAAGATAATCTAACTTATCTGTATAATCAAGAAACTTTGTCATGGCCGCTAATGGACCACCATCATATTTTTTTCTAGTCAGGCGTTCTTCTTCAATAGCAAATACAATTTTGCCATCCTTTAGTAGGACAGCACCGCCATTATGTCCCCTTGTAATTGCTCCTATCCATTGTGTCATACTATGTTTTCCTCAATATATTTCATAATTCTCTTTTTATAATTTGCTTTTCTAAATGCTTCATAGCATTCAATAAGCGGAGTTGGTACAAATCTTTTTGCCTTTAAATTTTTATAACCTAAACATTGCATTACTGGGCCTGTTTTTGATTCAAATAATGTTGCACTGTCAAATCTAACTAATTTTATCTTTTCATTTGTATTAAACTTGAAGTAACATAGCGTTTCTCCACGTTTAATATCCAATGTATTACAACCTTTTCTAAATTTAAACGCTGGCCTTACTGGTCGAATCCAACTGGATATATTGTATGTACCTGCTAGACCAATGCAATTTGCCTGAAAGTGGCTTTGTTCATAGTAAGGAGGTAGCTGTGTCATTGTCAATTCATCTTCACAGTAAAAAACAAAGCAAGGATGATCAAGTTGATGAACATTTTCTTGGTTGGGTTGGCCTACAAAATTTATCATAAAGTCTACAGGATGATCGTATTTAGAACTAATCTGTTCATTTTTATAATCAAAAGAAACATGGAAGTCAATAGGACTTTTTGCCGCAAACGTATTTTTAGTTTCATCTACGATAGCAGGACAAATGCTTGCTCCATATCCAAAAAATTCTTTTGCATTCATGTCTTTATACACTGTTTGTGGTTCATAATACTTCAGCTCAGACACAAATTCTTGGTTATCTGGCACATTTATCACCGGTGACCAATAAATTGTTTTCATTAATCTATTTCTACCTCATATAGAAAGTCACATACAAATGCTTTTCTTTCTTGTAGCGTAGGATACACTCCGTGAAATACTTTTCCGTCCATTATAATAACATCACCTGCTATGCATTTCACAAGATCACTTACTAATTCTCCTGTTACAGGATTCATTGTGATACATTTTAGTTTTCCTGCCAAAGGTTTGTCATCATGCAACTCAATAGTGTTTAAAAACATCACACTTGTTAGTTTTCTTAAAGGCAAATGAGTATGCAAGCCACTGTAAGTGTCTTTAGGATATCTTATCCACCAACATTTTTCAAATTCTATACTTTTAAATCTAAAAGGGGCAAGCACACCCTTAATAAATTGCTTATATTTTTCCTCTTTATCAACTTGATATGGATATTTGTAATCTGGATTGTATCTCAATACTGCTCCGCCATGATCTGTATGCTCTTGAGTGCCTAAATTATCATCAAACAATGGTAAAAAATCTTTGTAAGCACCATATTGTGCTTTCTTTATCCAATAGTCTGGTATTTGACCAAAGTTTGACAAAAACCAAAAGTCGGAATTTCCTTCATATCTGTTTTCTAATTCTTTCATTATAGTCCCGGTATGATTTCATAATCAAAATCACAAACAAAAGTTCTACGTTCACCTGTTGCAGGATATGTTCCGTGATAAACATTTCCGTCCATTATTACACATGCTCCTGGCTCAGGTGTAAATGTTTGATAATTTATATCGTGGTTGCCTGGTGTTAAAGTAAATAAACTTCCTGCCAAAGGATATTTGAATGATTTTTCTGCTCCTGTTAGAAACAACACAGCCGTCATTTGTTTTCCTGGAGTATGATTATGTATACCACTGTAGTCACCCTCCATATATTTTATACCCCAACACTTTTTAAAATCTCCCAACCTAATAGGTAATCTTGAATCTGCTATACAAGCCTTTATAAATCTATGAAAATCATAAAGACCATCTATATCATTTGGATATGAAAAATTATTTCTGTAGTGAAGATATCCGTTTCCTACATCTTTGTGTTTCTCATCAAATTTTTCAAAAATTTGTTCAAACTTTTTATATGAAGGATATGTATTTCCGTCTATTACCCAAGAACCTAATTCAGGTTGTGCATTCGCACTTAATGGGCCAAGCGGGGATCCTATTCCATCTAAAAAATCTTCTGGATTCATTTACCTGTTCTTCCTAATATTTGGGCTTGTGGTTTTACTCCTGCATCATTTTTGTGGACAACCCCATGCGTCGGGCAGACTTCTCCTTGTTGCTCTTGTGGTTTGTACGTTCCTTGATAACTCCTAGGCTTACCAAGACGTTTACGAGCACTGTGTATAATTTTTTTAAAACTTTCATCAGTCAACTCCATTACTTCATCGTTATATCTTTCAATTTCATCTTCCATTGTTAATCTAATAGGACTAAACTTACGCTTGCCTTCTCCTAAATCAATAATGTCAAAGTCAGGACTATCAGGATAGGAAATATTAATAGGATAAGTGCTTCCAATTACACTTGTGCATGTTGTACCTAGAGCTTTTGCCATGTGTTGTCCTAAACTATCACAACCAATAAAGTGATCTGCAATTTGTATAACACTTGACCAAACTCTTACGTCGGGGATTTGCGGAACTGCCACAGGAATTTTAGGATTTTCTTCTATTGTAACTGGCCATTCACTCATTAATATCACAGCATAATCTTCACGCAAGTCTTTACATATTTTTACTACATCATTTAAATGAAAACTTCTAGATGTTCCGTCAACAATAAAGTCTCCCATATTTTCAGCAGTACGACCAAATGGTTGAAAAACCACTACCTTATCTTTTCCTGTCACAGCTTTTATTTCTTCAACTACTTTAAATCCTTGAACTAATTCATATTTGTTCATGTATATTTTTGGATCTTGTAAATCTCTTACACCTTTGTTATTAATTGCAATATCAAATGCTTGTGCAAGACTACATTTTTGATTGTAGTATTCCCAAACTCTGTAAGGTTCTGGGGTTATACAATCTCTATCCTTAATATAATCTTTGAATAAATTCTTATGCCAATGATCGTATGCCAGTTCGTGTAGTTGTGGATGTCCTTTATAGAAATCCATACCTCCTTCACAAACGATAATAAAATCTTGATCTTCTTCGTATAGTTTTTCAAATGCAGGTATACTTGCTACTACGCGGCCTGCTCCGCCATTCATAAAATATGCTTTTTTGCGTGACACTTTATACTCCTAATATGAAATATTTATGGTGAAGTATGTATAAAGATAGGCAAGACTGGCAGGTCAAAAAAAATCCCCGCAAAGCAGGGATTTTTAATTTATAAGTGCTAATTTTTTAATTATTATTTTTTGCCTGAGGCTTTTTGTGCCGCGATCTTAACATCAATAGCAAATGCACCATCTCTGTATGGATCGTTTGGATCTGAAGATTCTTCCGGATCTCTCATGTCTCTTGGCATTAATGGAAACATCATAACAGCCTGCCAAGGTTCATAACCTTTAGCTTCCATTACTGCTGGAAGATCTCTAAGTTTTTGTCTATACTCTTTCCAGGCATCTTGTAAATGATCTGGAGCATCTGACATACCAACTTTTTGATCTGATTCATGTAGTGCCGCATCTCTTACATCTCTAACTTGTGTCCAAGTTAGTCCCAAATCTGAACCTCTTGAAGTCCAGTCATGGATTCCAATATTAAATTCTTTTTTATCAAAGTCGTAACTAATAGCGGCTTGATCGTAAACATCTCTTGGTTCTAGTTCGTCAGTATATTCTACGTCTGGATAACCTTCTGGTGCGTCCCATAAGACTTTCCATTCTCTACCTCTTCTAAAAGCAACAAGATCTTCACGGCCGTTATCATTACCTATTTCACATAACAATGGGTTTTCTTTACAATCTACAGTGATTCTTGTAATGTCATTACCTGTTGGTCTTTCCAATTCAGCTTTTTCATAAAGACACCAACCTGATTCTTTACCATAATCTTCATCATTTGGATCGTTTGTAATTTCAAAAGTTAAAAATTCTGGACCTTTATATGTGTGCGTAGCAGTACGTCCTGCACTGAACTTGTTTTCACCCCAAGAATCCCAAATTGGATATGTAAATGTTTTCTCTATATTTCTCATTGTTATATCAACTCCTAAAAGTATTTATCATTTTTACATGAAAGTTATTCTAACTACTCCTGAACCACCTTGTCCTGAACCACCTGCACAGCATTTTGCCCAGTTTCCGCAATAGGAACTAACGCCAGCTTGTCCACCCCCTGCAGGCCAATCAATATGGCATCCACAAGAGCACCATGCTTCATTAGTTACACCAACTTGCGTTTTTGCAAGCAACGGCGCTTGTCCACTAAATGAATATGTGTACACACAGTGACAATATCCGTGTCCTGGTTCTGTTCCTGAAGTTCCCATCATTCCAAAATCAGCACCAAAAATTCCACAAATCCTACAATTTGAACAAGTGTGAGAGTGTCTTGGACCCCAAGCATCTCCGTTACACATCCAGCCACCACAACCTCCATCTACACAGAAGTTTGATAAGTTATATCCATTTACGTATGAACGACATCCCATGCCTGCTGTACATGTATGTGATTTAGCACAACGCCAAGAACCACCAGCACAAACTGAGTACTGACAGCCTGGTTTTGTATCAATAGTTTTTGAGGCGTAATTTCCTCCAGCGCCACCAATAGTAAACATACAATAGTTACAACAAGATGATCCTGGACCTCCTCCTCCGCCAGACCAAATTTCAAAAGTTACTGTTGATACACCATCTGGCACACACCAGTAACAACATTTTCCGTTAGCCTGCTCACAACATCCACTTTGTCTTGCACACTGATGACAACGTAAACCACGTTCATTATAGATCCATTGAACACCCATGTTGTGACCTGCTCCGTGAGCAATGTCAGCTGATGTAATAGTTCCGTCTGCTATGCTATCATTTTGTACTTTTTTATAACTTGCGTATGTTGCCATAATTATCTTTCCTTATGCGAATGTTATCCTTACTAATCCTGATCCGCCCATGTTGCCTCCAGCACAGCATTTTGCCCAGTTTCCACAGTAACTTGACTGTCCTGTCTGTCCGCCACCTGCTGGCCAGTTTGTATAACAAGCACAGTTACACCAAGATTCTGCGTTTGCACCTGCTGTTCTTTTTCCTATAAATGGAGCAACGCCTGACATTCCCCAGTCGCCTGATTTACATTGACATCCACCGTGTCCACCTGTAACTCCTGTGGATCCCATGATTCCAAAATCTGCACCAAAAATTCCGCAAACATTACAGTTAGCACATGTTTGTGTATGACTTGGTCCCCAAGCTCCTCCATTACACATCCATCCACCACAACCACCTGTTACACAGAAGTTGCTTAAATTGTGTCCGTTTACATATGAACGGCATCCCATGCCTGCATCACACGTATGTGATTTAGAACAACGCCAAGTACCGCCTGCACAAATTGTGTAAGCACAACCAGGACAAGTGCTAATAGTTTTTACAGCGTAATTTCCACCTGATCCTCCTGCTGAGTGCATACAATAGTTACAGCAAGTCGAACCTGCTCCACCACCGCCACCTGACCATATTTCAAATGTTACTTTTGAAACATCTGCAGGAACGGTCCAATAACAACATTTTCCGTTAGCTTGTTCGCAACAATCGCCTGCATCTGCACAGTGATGACAACGCATGCCTCTTTCATTGTAAATGTATTTGACATTATACTTGTTTCCAGCCTGAGCACCTAGTTTAACAGCCGTGATGCTGTTATCTTGGAAGTTGTCTGCTGTTAATGTTTTATAACTTGCGTATGTTGCCATCTTTTTTCCTTATGCAAACGTAATCTTTACTATTCCTGAACCACCTTGTCCAGATCCACCAGCACAACACTTTGCCCAGTTATTACAATAACTAGAAGTTCCAGGTGTTCCGCCTCCTGCTGGCCAGTTAACGTGACATCCACATGCACACCACGCTTCGTTTGTTTGTGTTGCCATGTATGTTCCAATACCTGCACCAGTACCTGTCCAACTTGTTTGTCCGTGACATCTACAAGTAGTAGTTCCTGCTTTAATACCGCCTCCTCCGTTCATACCGAAGTCAGCACCAAAAATTCCACATATTCTACAGTTCGCACAATTTAGAACTGCATGTCTTTGTCCCCATGCATCACCATTACACATCCACCCTGGACATCCGCCATCTACACAGAAGTTTGATAAGTTATGTCCATTTACGTATGAACGACATCCCATACCTGCTGTACATGTGTGGGATTTTTCACATCTCCAACTTCCGCCAGCACATACTGAGTATTGACAACCAGGATTAGTTGCTATTGTTTTAATTGCATAGTTTCCGCCAAATCCACCTACTGCAAAAGAACAGTTATTACAACAAGTGTGGCCAGGGCCGCCTCCGCCGCCGCCCCAAATTTCAAAGGTTACTTGATATACATTGTCAGGAACGCACCAATAACAACACTTACCATTGGCTTGTTCACAACAGTTTCCTGCTATCGTACACTGATGGCATTTGAGTCCACGCTCGTTATAAATCCAGCGGACCCTTCTCTGTGCGCCAGCACCAGGAGCCAGTTTCGAGTTTGTGATAGCACCGTCAGGTATGCCTTCTGATGTGATCTTTTTATAACTTGCATAACTTGCCATTTATGGTTCCTTACTTAATTCTATTATACTGTCATAATACGCCAGCCGTAGCTGTCGCCTGAGTATACCAAGTCAAACGCCGCACCTTCTGAGTTAACAGTCATGTCCGAACTATCACCTTGGATTAATTTTCCGTTTCTACCAATTGTTAGTGCATTACTGTCAAAAGTTTTTCTTACATCGAAAAATCTAATTACATCACCTGTTGCCGGAGCACTTGGTAAGCTGATTGTAAAGCCGCCGCTATTGGTATCAACGAACAACTGTTCTCCTGAGTGAGCTGTGTACGTTGTTGTAACTGTTTTAGCATTTAAAACACCGACCGGTAACCATGCTGTTCCATTATAAAGTTCTAACACATTAATTTCTGTGTTAAATCTTATAGAACCTGCTCCCGCATCTAATGTTCTTTGTGCCGTGTTCCCAAAAGGTATAGTTAAACCTGGTGAACCTAATGAAATTCTTCTTCCCATTTTATCTATCCTTATGATGCTGGTACTGCTGTCTCAATCCCCATAACCATGCAAGTTACACTTGCTTGTGAAGATCTAACAACAATCTGCTTTGTAGCATCTGCTACAATTCCTGTTCTTTCCAATACACCGTTTGGTCCAATAGACACATCATATTCAAGATAGTCTGCACCTTGTGGTGAACTGGAAGTCGCTACTGCTAATCTAATGTTGCTGGTGTTTGATCCTCTATTACAGAATGAAACTGTCACAACACTATAAGTATCAGCAGGTACAGTATACACAGATGTATCTGTGTTTGCACTAAGATCATTGCTTCCTAATATTCCTGACGCCATTTTTTACTCCTATAGTTATATTTAGCCATTATGTTTTACTTGTCATAAAGTACGCAAATGCAACCGGAGTTCCGGATACACCGCCATTAAAGTTCATTCCCGTAGTAACAGTAATTGGACTATTATCTGTCGTACTTATTGTATTTCCAGTAATATTTATTTTACCAGCTGTTACAGCGTTAACGTTAAGGCTACTTGACCCGCCACCAATTTGTGAATTGATGTAAGTTATAATAGCCGCCTGTGTCGGAACAACATTATCTGAGTTAGCACTAAACGTTCCGTCTGTACTAAATTCATTAATAGTTGCACCACCTTGTCCAAGTCCAACTGCACCTAGTGAAAGTTCTTGCAATCCAGCTAGGCTAAATGCACTTGTATTCAAGCTCGCAGAACCAGTTGACTGTTCAACGTTAAACAATCTACCAACTCTAAAGTTACCGTCTTGGTCCGTACTTGTGTAGAACACTCTACCTCCACCAAACTCGTTAACTTCGTCATTAGCATCATTTGGTGTTGACGGTGTTCCTGGGTAATTTGTGCTTGCAAAGTTTCCAGTACCGATATCTAAGAAGTCATGTCCTGTAAGTCTAACTTGACTAAATCTCTTTCTTATAGTTAAGTTAGCACCATGTACTGGAGCTTGCTCAATTCCTAGATCTGGTGATACTTGTAAGCTCGCTGAGTAGTTTCCTGCACTACCTGTAAGTTCTCTCACAAACACAATTTTAAAGAATCTGCTATCGCCTGCTATTTCAAGATTTGAACCTTCTTTTGGAATGTCTGTCAATCCATAAACATTTAAGAAGTTCTTTTCTTGGAATATATCTGCATATCCGTCGCCACTTACTGTTGCGCCAGCAGTTTCAAAATCTATACCTCTGTTAGTCCATGTAGGTTGTGTAAGCACACCATTACCTATTCTAACTTGATATGGTACTTCAATAGTTTCGTTTGGATCTACTATTGAAAGTGTTGGAGTTGTAGTGTATCCACTTCCAGGATTTACAATGTAGAACTGTACAATTCTACCTGATGCAACAGAAGCTCTAACTTGTGCTCCTGTTCCGCCACCGCCTACTACAGTTACTCTTGGTTCAATTGAGTATGTAGTTGTAGCATCAAGTGTTGCCGCGATACCATTAGTTGGGTGCCATGTATTCCATCCCGCAGTACCGTCTGACTCTTTTGCAACGTTGGCTACTTTTGTTCCTGGATTGTAACTTGTAATTTGTGCATATTGTCCAGCACCTGTACCTGCTGTAATAACAACTCTCATACCAACGTATTTTGAACTGTTTGCAGTTTCAGTGTTTGACAATGTGATAGTTGATGTATTACCACCCTGTGCAGTGTTAGAACTTGTTTCATATCCTCTACCACCTACAGTATCTGGATCATTTAATAATCCATCACTATTTGTATCTTCTGCATTATAAGTTGATCCATCATCTGGATTTCTTAGTCTTACTTCAAATAGTGCATTGTCGACGTAGTTTGCGTTTGCAATTACAGCACCATAACCTGCACCTGATACTGTGTATGAAGCACTGGTATAATTATTACCAGCATTAGTATATTCAAAGTGGATAATTGCACTACCATCTGTTAATGCTCTACCAACTTGTGCTTCAAGTTTTCTATTGTTTACACCGCCAGTGATTGGAACCTCAGTAACATCAATAAATTCAGAAACAGCACCAAAGTCACCGTATGAACAGTTACCATTAGTACCTCTAATCTTACCGCCGTTTTCTGCAAGATATCCAATGTGTCCGTAGTATGAGAACACAGAAACAAGTTCTGCTCTACCTAAGTTTGTAACCCAAGCACCAATACCATCTGACAATACTTGTGTAAAGTCGTTAGCAACGATTGAATCATTACCACCGTTGTGTAAATTACCGTCAATTTTCAATCCAACACATCCTGTACCAAATGTTGTTACACCTTGTACGTATGGAGATCTACTTGTAATCCAAGTTCTGTTATCGTCTGGTCCCCATCCTGGATCCAATGATGCATAAGCACCAGCTGTTGGACGTTTTGTTCCATATGAATTAGCTGAACCAAGTGTACCACTTAATCCACTTACAGTCATATTTCTTAAACCTGTTGCATCTCTAAACAAGAACATGTTTTCTAACACAGAACCGTTTGCTCTTGCAGAGTTTCCGTAGTAGATTCCGTTGTAAAGTGTTCTATAGTTTCCTGGATAAATTAAATCGTATATAAACCCATCAATATAATGTCTTACATCTCTTTCACAAGCCACTGTATCAAAAGTATATGACGGATAGTTTGCCGCAATATATTTTGTTACATCTCTACCAATAAAATCTTTGTTCAATTCTAACAATCTTATTGCCGCCATCTTGTCTTGATCATCAACCCTGCTGTTGTTACCTCTAAATGCAGGAGCAGTTGAATCTCCAGATGCACCATTTATTTCAAAATCAATTTTGTCATAAAGTTCCTGTGCAAGTTCTGTAACTATTGCACTAACATCTGATGTTGAAACTGGTTTACTTACGTCTTGTGTAAGAGCATTACCAGACTGTGCTGATACTGATGAACCTTCAATAATATCATCAAGTATACTCTTCATGTGTAATATACCTGCTAGGCTGTATGTTGTATCACCTGATGGTGTCAACTGTCCTGCTGGTTGTACTTTCGTTGAACGTAGTTCATCACCTTGTATCGCACATAAAGCAGGAACTCTAATTGGAAGAACTTCGTTGTATGTACCAGTTGATACTTTTACAATAGTGTGTTTCTTCACTTCTGCTGGTAAAGTATATCCGTTACCAAGTGTAACAGCCTGTGTAATCACAGCCATGTTAGCTGTTAGATTTGCTACAGCACCTGATTCTGCTGGTTTTGTAGTATCTTTAATTTGTAAGTATCTATCTGCAGATGCCACACCGTCAAGTGCTTGATAATCTGCCGCAGGTGTTGCACTATTAACAACATCTGTTGCAATAGAAATAACAAAGTTCAATGCCGCAACGTTTTGTGACTCTGATCCTGTATCAAACCAATCACCGCTTACGTTATCTTGCATAGCTTTTGCTACACGTCTTGTATCAACGTTACCACCTTTAGCTAAATCTTTTGTCAGTCCGTCTATAGCATATCCCGCAAGTCTTTGGAATTTTGCTTCGTTAAAACTAAATCCAATAAAGAATGGAGATGTTTGTGTAATAATCTGTCTCTTAGCCCATTTAGCTGTTTCATAAGCAATGAACATTCTATTAACTTCTAAAAGATATCTTGCATTAGGATTGTTTATTCCTTTTTCAATTTCTTCACAGGCATATCTAATTGTTTTAAATGGACGGTCTAAGTTTGATCCGTATCCTGGATATGGACTGTCAACTCCATTTGTTGCAACATAGTAAACATCTGGAGTAGATCCAAAATCTCTCCATTCAGGAATACCATTTGAAGCAACGCTTAATACTTGTCCTTCTGTTCCAATTGGTAATCTTGTTGGTCCAGAACCACCATAGTAAAGTAAGTCACCCTGTGTTGTGATTGCACTTTCTTCTGCACCTGATGCAAGGTTGTTCCAGTAATCACCATTAGTGTCGTTATCTGGACGTTTTGCAGTATCAGATGTGTGTGCTTGTACACAAACATAACTGATTAAACCGTAACGTACAGCATCACCTAAATCATATACTGATGCAGTTGTCCAAGTATTTTTCCATTCAATACCTTGGTTAAGTCTTGCCCAATAAGTTGTGTTTGGTGGTCTAATGCCTGAGCTGTTTGCTGTAGCAAGATATGTATAACCACCTAGTCTTACTACATCACCAATTCTATATTCTTGGTTTGTAGAATCTTCTCCCCAGTCACCTCTAAGGTTAAATCCTGAAGTTACAAGTTCCCATTTTGCACTTGTTGGAGGTACTTCGCCATACACATTATCATTTGCAACGTATTGGTTACCACCGTAAGTTACAAAGTCACCTGGTTGATATCTTTCAGTACCTTGCCATGTATTTTCAAATTCCATTCCTGGAACAAATTTGTCCCAGTTTGCAATATCTGCTTGAAGTGTTCCTAACTGTGAATCTGGGTTAGTAGCGACTGATGTATGATGGTTAGTAGCGATCCAAAGTGTTGCACCATATAATACAACATCGTTTACTTTGTAACGAGTTGAATTTGTCCACTCACCTTTGTAATCAATGCCTTTGTTTAAATAATCCCATTTAGCTTGATCAGCCTCAAGACCATTTGCCGCAGAAGCATTAGATGTGTGTCCTGTGTTTGCAACGTAAAGAGTTCCGCCATATTTTACAATGTCGTTTGCTTTATAACGAGTAGATATAGCCCAGTTTTGTTTCCAATCTTGACCTTCGGAGAATAGGTCCCATTTTAATATGTCTTGTTCAAGTCCAAGTGTATTAGTGGCCGCGGCAGTATGACCAGTGTTACAAATGTAAATGTTTCCACCATATTTTACCAAGTCGTTTGCTTTATAAACTGTTCCAGCTGTCCAATTGTCTTTCCAGTCAATTGATGTAGCAAACTGATCCCATTTAGATTGATCAGCTTCTAGTGTTGATTGTGCTGTGTGTCCTGTGTTACAAATGTAAATAATACCACCGTATCTTACGATGTCATTTATTTTGTAAAATGTTGCACTGCTCCAATCACTTTTCCATTGAGTACCGTCACTGAATATATTCCAGTTAGTTAAGTCTGAGTAAAAATTAGATCCTGATGTATGACCTGCTACACAAACATAAGTTCTACCACCATATCTAATAACATCATCTTTTAGATATTCAGTGGAAGATGTCCATGCATCTTTCCATATAAATCTAATTCTACCGAGTTTAAATTCTGCCATTTTTTGCTCCGTTCTTGGTATTATACATATTTATCATTATCCGTTAAACTCATCTCTTTCAGTTCTTGCTCCAAAGAACATATTAAGAGCTTGTAGTCCTCCGCCTAAAGGCCCATTAACACCAAAACTTGGGCTCACAGTAGTCATTGCTAATGGATTGTTAGATCCTGCTGTGTTTGATATAGTTCTTCCACCAAGTTTAACCTGTCCTGCTGTTAATTCGTTAGTAAATAGATTTGATCCACCACCTGTAAATCTATTTTCAATATATGATTTCAGTGCTTTTTGTGTTGGTACAATATTATTGCTGTTTGCTACAAAGGAATCTTCAGTTGAAAATTCTCTAATAACAGCTTGTGTGCCACCAACGCTGATACCACCTAATCTAATTTCATCTAGTCCTTCTAAATCAAAGAAGTCTGCACTTAAAGTAACGCCTCCTTGTGCCTGCGATACTCTAAATAGTTCACCAACTCTGTAGTTACCATCTTGGTCTGTGCTTGTGTAGAATACTCTACCACCATTTGATTCAACTACTTCGTTAGCTTGTTTAGTTTCATTTGCACTTGTTTGCCCAAATACATACAATCCAGGATAGTTTGTATTTGTAAAGTTACCAGTACCAATATCTAGGAAATCATGTCCAGTTAATCTAGCTTGAGAATATCTCTCTCTGATCGTTGCAGTCGTTCCATGTGCCGGTGCAGTTGTTCTTGTAATGACCGGAGATATTTGGAATGTAATCTGTATGTTAGGTGCAACTCCGCTTGATTTTGTCACCTTAACTAATCTGTAAATTGTATCTTCTTGACCAGTAATTCTAAAGTTAGCTCCTGGTCCTGGTACTAAACTTAATCCATTAACTGTCATGGTGTTACCGATTTGTAATTCTTCAGCATAACCATCTCCAGTTATTTCAACAATAGCACTTTGATATCCTGTTCCTCTGTTATAGAAAATTGGTTGAGGTAATACCTTAGGACTAATAGTTGCTGAGAAATATGGTTCACCAGTTTCTTCCGGATCATACACCGAAATAGTTGGTGCAACTGAATATCCTGATCCTGGATCAATTATGTTAAATTGTTTAATTTTGTTTGCTTCTATTCTTAATCTAGCAAATGCTTTCGCTCCACCAGTAACAATATTTCCAGTTCCTGCACCTGTTCTTAAACCAACAAGTCTTGGAAGATCGTTGTGTTTACCTCCAGCTATAGCTGTTAGATTATTGTTTGTGGCTCTTATGGTCCAACCATATCCGTTGTCAGATGATAAAGTTGTTCCAGTTGAACTTACTGCTACAAATAATCCTTGAGTATATCCAACTTTCCAATCTTCTCTACCTGAATCTCCTACTAGACCTGAGTCATACCAAGTAGTTCCGTTATCGCTGTAAATAATTCTATCTGATTGGGCCATTGTTGCTACCCAACAGTTATTACCAAATACTAAATCACTGTAAACTTCTGGTGATGCTGGAGTAACAGCCGCCCCAGTTGACCAAGTAGCTCCGTCATCTGTTGATATCACTGTGTTTCCATCATTAGCAAGTGCAATCCATTTACCTGCACCATAAGCTAATCCTACCCATTCCTTATTGCCAAGGGCACCACTTGCAACCGCGTCCCATGATCCAGCAACAACAGTTGATGTGCCGTCAGTAGTCAGTGCTGATTTGTAAATTGTTGCATTAGTATTTGCCAATGCCATAATTACGTTTCCGTTTGCTCCACCAACTTGTACTTTCTTCCAACTTGCACTTACTGGTAAAGTAATTCTATCAAAGTTAATACCGTCATTAGAGAAAACTAATTGATCTGTACTATCAGCAACACCTACAATAACTTTTCCTCCTTTAGAAAAAGCTGTGTATGAAAGTCCAGGTGCTCCCGGACCTGCTGTTGTTGGTCTTTGATTCCATATTGATCCGTCTACTGATGTATAAAAATCATCAGTACCTGTCACAGCATAATACCATAAACCTAATTCTGCACTATAACCAATGTCTGGTGCACCAGTCTGTAAATTATTATTTGACAAACTAATTGTTGGTCCTGCGATAGATACTCTTGGTTCTATTTCGTATTCTGTAGTTGCATCTAAAACTGTTGCAGAAACTCTTCCTGGAATAATATTATCCCAACCAGGTTGTGAATCAGACTCTCTGTATATTGTTGCTTGTTTTGTTGAAGGATCAAAGTTCCAAATGTATCCGTATTGACCTGCTCCAGTTCCACCTTTAATGAATATTCTCATACCATTAAGCTGTGCCGCGGTCTTTGTATTAGAAGCCGCAAGTGTAATTTGATCAGTGTCGCCTCCTTGTGCAGTGTTAGCATCAAACTGGAAGCCTCTACCGCCTAAGTTTGTACTATCTAATGGAGAATCTAATGTAATTTTATCAATAGCACCATCTCTAAACTCGTCCCATCTCATATCAAGAGCTGTACCGTTAGCTTGTGTTACAGAATCTGTTGCAGAAGTGTAATGCTTACCTGCGTTTTTGTATTCTAATGCAAGAACGTTTGAACCTGTTGTAAATATTCTATCAACAAGTGCTTCGTTGTCTCTGTTGTTTACTGTTACAGTTTGTGGAGTTTCTGTTGAATCGAATCCTTCTGCTACTGTTCCAAAATCACCATATGAATTGTTTCCGTTTGTTGCACGTAATATTCCACCGTTTTCTGCTAGATAACCGATATGTGCATAGTAAGTAAACACTGATACAAGCTCTGAGCGTCCTAAGTTTGTTGCCCAGTAACCAATACCGTCTGAAAGAACTTGTGTAAAATCGTTAGCAACAATGGATCTATTTCCGCCGTCATGCAACGCTCCGTCAATCTTCATTCCAACACAATTATCACCAACTGTTGTTACACCTTGAATGTAAGGTGATTTACCACCTTGTATTCTGTCTACAGCGATTGCATCAGCAAGAGCACTTACAAATGTATGTGCATACTGATCGCTTGCTGAAGATTTTCCAACATTGACTGTAAATGTATTTGTTGTTACTGCTGTAATTGCTAATCTCTTGTTATAAGCAGGATCAGTTGTTCTTGGATAAGTTTTTTGTGCAGTATTGCCATCCATAGTACATGTAAATGTATAGCTGTTACCTTTTAATGTTACAAAGTCACCAATCTTAAAGTTGTGTGTCCAGTTGACTGCATTAGCCGCCGCAGATTCAAATCTGTGTGTGCTTGTATCTGAACTTACACCCACATTCACAGTGAATGTTGTTGCAGAAACTGCTAAAATTTTTGTTTGTGTTGCATAAACAGGATCACTTACTCTCGGATATGCTTTTACACTTTCATAATTGTCTAATGCACATCTAAATTGTATGCTTTCTGGATCAAATGTAATTGATTCTCCTGGTGTAAGAGAGTGGGCGCCTATTGTGACTTCCATAAATCCAGTAGCTGGATCATATGTTGCGTCTGTTGGTGTATACTCTACTGTTGGAATAGTTGAAACTAACAAACCTGTAGCTGGATCATACGTAGCAGTGCTTGGTGTAAAGTACTGTTTATTATTGTTTGCAATCCAAACTGATGTGTCTGTTGGTCCTGTACCCGGATCAAGTGATACAAATGCTCCACCAGTTGGTCTTTTTGTTCCATAGATGTTTGGTCCTACCAGTGCTCCTGTTAATCCTTTGAGTGTGCAGTTTCTTATTCCGCCACCGTTTCTAACATAGAACATGTTATTTCTTTTATTACTATCAGAAATAATTTCATTTCCTGGATTAGGATCTGCTAAAGTTCTTTCCTTTTTAATTACATCTGTTTCTAATGCCGCTCTAATAGTAGTTGATCTTAGTTCCGAACCAACAATAGCTACTTTAGCCGGTATACTGATTGGAAGTATTTCAGGATAATCTCCAGCGGCAACTTTGATAGTCGCACCCTGTCTTACTCTGTTTACTTCGTCTCTTAAAAGATACTTACATGCAAAGCCTACTGTTCTAAATGGTGCGTTTAATGATCCGCCTTGTGCTTCGTCATCAATACCATGTTGTGCTACATGATAAACTTGTTCTTGTTTATCTAAAGAATCCCAAGAAGGTAAACCACTTGTTACTCTTAAACCTTGACCTGTTTGTCCAATAGCTAAACGTTGTGTATCAATTGCTGTTGAATCTTGATCTTCAAAAGTTTTAAGGTCACCTTTTCTAGCAAGTTTGTTTGTTCTATTACCTAAGATATTAATTACCCAGTAATTTTGATCTGGTTGTTCAACATCTAAATCTGGTCTTGAAGCAGACTCAGTTGATCTGTGATATGCAATACATTTATAAGCAGTACCTTGCCATGTTGCAATATCGCCTGCAAAATATTCTGTATCATCTTGCCATGAATCTCTAAACTGTCTTCCGTCAATTACTTTTTCCCAATAAGTAGGCCACTGATCCGGTTGTAAGTTTGTGCTATCTTGTACTGCTATGTATAAGCTACCTGAAAGCCTAACAAGATCACCTGTTCTATAATCTATAATTGTTGAACTATCAGCCGAACCTTGATTGTTCCAATCATTTCTAAATTTGTATCCTTCAAATGTTACGTTCCAGTCTGAAGTATATTGACTAGGATTGACTCCGGTATTAAAGGTAATTGCTTTATAAATGTAACCGCCATATAATACCGTATCACCTGGTTGGTAGTAAATGCTTTCAGACCAAACATTTTCATATTCTGATCCTGGTAGATAAGTTGACCATTTGCTTGCCGCATAATCTGTATTAAATCCTGCATCACCTGCTGTTGACGTGTGTCCTACTAGACATCTCATCAAGTTTCCGCCACGTTTTACAATATCATTTTTCTTATATCTATATTCTTCTTGCCAATCGCCTGAAGTAACGCCGCTTAATTCGTCAGTCTTTGTAACATATTCAATACCCTCAATTTGGATTTCCCATTTAGCTTGATCTTCTTCCAAACCTAAAGTGATATTATCTGCAGATGTGTGTCCAGTGATACATTTATAAACTATTCCACCGTACCTTGCGATGTCATTTGCTTTGTATCTGGTTCCGATTGACCAAGTGCCTCTCCATGTATCAGCATCTGATAAAATTGTCCAGTCAGCTTGGTTTGCTTCAAGACCTAATAATGTTGTTGCGGCAGATACGTGCTGATTTATAGCTTTGTAAACCTTACCGTTATATCTTACAAGATCATTTGTTCTGTATAGTGTATTAACAGTCCAGTTGTATTTCCAGTCGGCAGAGGAAACTGCAACAAGTGTCCATTTGTTAATATCAGCTACAAGTCCATCTGTACCTGAACTAAAAGTAGCAGAAGAAGTATGTGCTTCAGTACATTGGTAAATGCTTGCTCCGTATTTTACAATACCACCTACAGAGTATGCTGTAGATGTTGTCCAATCACCTAACCAAACAACACCTTCTGATTGCTTTTTCCATTTTGGTTTAGCTGGTGTTAAATCTGTTCCAGCTAAATCGTTGTAAAAGTCTGCGGAAGTGTGTGTTCTTAAAGCAACATAAGTGTAACCGTTGTAGTTGATCATATCGTCTACAATATAATCAGTACCACCAATCCACGTACCTTTCCAATTAAATCTAATTCTACTTAATTTAAACTCTGCCATTTTTTCTACCTTTTACGTATTTATTATACTCCTGTAGGGTAGGTGTAACCTTCATTTACCCTTGCTACTAAATTTCCGCTATCGTCAATATAGTAATTAATATTTCTGTTATCCCATTTATACTGCTCATAATTTAAGTTGGCATAAACCTTTTCATGGTTAACGTTTCTGCCTTCTAAGAAATTTTCTCCTTCATCAAAATCTTCATAATTTTGTGCAGGATCACCTTCTTTGTTAATTATGATGCTTTCGTTACTCTTTAATTGATCAACTTTTGCAATAAAAAGTTCACCGTCGTCGGTTCTACGCAAACCATAAAAATATCTTGCATTGGTTTGGTTAACCATATCTGTAATACTTTGTCCTAAGAATGTATCAGCCATTACACTATCTCCACTATGCTGAGTATAACATCAAGCGATGCAGTTTGATCAGCGGTTACATATAAAACATTGGTTGCGTCTAAAACAATTTTTTCACCTTTACCTATCGGCTTCATTGCAGTGTTAGGAGCAATGGCCATATCCTTGATTAAGAATCCGATGTTACTTGCTTCGTCTCCAATCTCAATGCTACAATTTACCATAGAATCAGTTAAGTTTGCAATGTTCATTCCGATAACCGTTGTGCTTGTTGCCGCCGGCACCGTGTACACAGCTACTCTTTCTGTTCCTATATCTTTTCCAATTACATTTCTAAAATTTGTTGCCATCTTTCTTTTCCTATAATACTAATGCAAGTTTTACTGCAATTTCCTCAGCATCGTTAAACGTAACAGCACCTGTTGCACCTGCAACTGAAACCCAGTTACCACCAATGTCGTAAATTTCAACCCTATCTTCCACTGTGTTATAACGCATCATTCCTGTTTCTGGACTAGGATGTCTATTTGCGTTATTACCTACTGGAATAACAAATCCGCCATTTCCTTCAATTTTGAAGTAACCTGTACCAACTTGTTTTAGAGTAGTAACTGCTCCGTCTACATTATTAGTTATCTGATTTCCATTAAAACTAAAGTTTTCGATTGATACAAAACCACCGCCATTTGCTTGTAAAACAAGGTTTTGATTAGTTGTAATTGTTTGTAAAGTATTTCCAGATACACTAATATCGTCAACTTCTAGTCTTTGTACATCAAATCTGTTTGCTGTAACATCAGCAACAAGTGATCCACCTGCATAAAAACGCAAAGTATCATCGTCTGCTCCTGGTGTTAATTCTGGTGTAATATAAGTATCTCTATCGTCATCATACACACCGCCCAATTCAGTCCATTGCCCGTCGTATGCTTCAAATACATTTGTATCTGTGTTGTATCTAATCATACCAGTAGCAGGAGTTCCTGGTCTTTGAGCTGTTGTACCTTTTGGTATTACTAATGCTCCTGTGCTATCTACTACAACAGATTCGCTTTGTGAATCTAATACAATATTTCCAGAATCATTTGAAATAATATTAGACGCAAATTTCAAATTGTCAATTACAATTTTTCCAGCCGCGTTTGGTACAAAATTTAAATTTCCGTTACTTGCTGTCGATTGGACAGTGCTATTGTCAATAGTGATATCATCAACAATAACTTTTCCTACATTTAGTTCTGACCAATTAAGTAATGATGTTCCAAGTTTATATGTATTATCTGCCGCAGGAATAATATCACTATCAATTTTAGCATTAATTTGTATAGTATCTGTTACCTCGTCACCAAGTGTAATATTACCACCAACTGTAACATTTCCAGATACATCTAAGTTTCCTGTTATGTTGACATCATCTTGTAAATTAATTGTACCGGAAGAACTGTTTAAATTAATGTCTCCACTAATACTTGAAATTGTATTACCTGTAATTCTTATATTACCTGATTCAACTTTTGTTCCGTCAATTATAGTTGTATTGACTCCGTCTGTAAAAGTTATTCCTTGATTATTATTAAATAAAAATTCTGCATTTGTAAATGTAACTTCACCTGTCTCTTGATTTATTCTAAATAAATCACCAACTCTAAAATCGCCTTTATGGTCAACAGTACTGAAGTAAATGTTTGCATTGTTGTTTGCTGTAATTTCGTTTGCTTGTATTACTGCTGTTGTATCATTTGTTACGTCCTTACCAGTACCAATATAGGCAAGATTCATTCCGATAGCATAAACTATAGATCCTGATCCATCTCCGTATATTCCATAATTTCCATATACACTTGCACTTGCAATACTTCTGATTTCTCCACCAAAGTCTGAATGATCAACAAGTGTAATAGCCGTTGCAGTTGCACCGTTATTGAATCTTACATCTTGTATGAATGTATCATTATCTGTTATAATTTGACTTCCGTTGTCTCCATCAAAATCTAATTTTAAAACTGTGTATTGATCAACTACTGCCGCCGCTGTTGGATTTGTAAAGTTTGCAGAAACACCAGTACCTTTTCTAACTCTTATATCGTCAAGTCTTCCTTGTAAGTCACTTGAACTTCCATCGTATTTAGAACCAATGATAAGTGGTTTGGTTGTACCTAAATCAGAACTATTAGTGACAGAATCTATTTGGCTACCGTCTACAAATATTTTCATTGTAGTGCCAACTCTTGTTACCATTAAATGATAGAAAGTTGTGTTTATCAATGTAACATTTGGTTGCATAATAATTGTGTTACCAACTGCTACTATTGGTTTTCTATCGACTGTGTAAAAATGTAAAGCACTGTCTGTATCTGAACCTGCTCTAAAGTCAAACATAGATTCAGTACCAGTATCGTCTGAAAGATATAAAATACATTCTATTGAAAAATCACCAGTACCAAAGCCAAAGTCTGTTTGTGTTGTTAAACTTAATCTATCACCTGTGCCATCAAATAATGCAATACCAGATCCAAATTTTACAGGAGCACCTGTCGTAATCTGTGCGTTTCCAACTGCTGTTACAGTTTTCTTATTTCTACTTAATGGTGTAATGTAACCTGTTGCTTTTCCGTCTATTACTACAGAATTTGTATCAACACTTTCAATAGTGTTATTTGCAAGTAATGTTCCGTTTGCATCGTACAGTGAAATTGTATTTCCTGCCGAAGGACTAGAACCAGTTAAACCACTGTACTTGATTCTTGTTTTTCCGTCACCCTTTAATCCAGCCGTGCCGTCTACAATATGAATACCTTTATCAGCAAAGTAAGTAAAACAGTTTAACCATTCTACCCTAGAACCATTTGTTACTTTTAAAGCAGTTTGACCTGGAGTAATAAAAGTGACAGCATGGAAAAGCATACTTGCTTCTCTTGAATCTGAATTTGCAATGCTACCATCTAGTAAAGCACCCCTACCTGCGTCTCCTGAATCAAAACCTCTTGGATCTGTATTTGAAGTTGTTGTACCTTTTGTGATTACTGTTACATTTCTAATATATGGAGATCTTAGATATACTCTAAAATTAGGTGCAAACTTAAATCCATATCCTGTATCACTTCCGCTATTATAATAAAAGTCTTTGATGGTTACATCTTCAACAGCAGAGTCACCTTGCATATGGAATGCATCATTGCTTTGTGTTCCACTTGTTGGTGAAATTTCTACAGAACGTAAACTATGTCCTTTGACTGTTACTCCCATAGGAACATTTAAAGGAAATGCTTCTTGATATTGTCCTGGATATATGTAAACTGTGTCGCCTACTCCTGCATAGCTAAGAGCTTTTGCAATAGTTCTTACAGGATCCGCTGGATGTTCTCCTGCTCTTGCATCATCTCCTTGCGTGGAAACATAATATAAATTTCCTGGAGTACTAATAAGATTGATGTTTCCAAAGTCTAGGTCATTTGTTGTAAGTGTATTTGTTGTAACGTTTGCAAAATTTCCTGTTGCCCATCTTTTTGCATCAGTACCAATGTTGTATGTATTATGCACGTCTGGCATAATATCACTGGCGATATCAGCATTTATAAAAATACTGTCAGTATCTGCATCGCCAAGCGTAATGTTACCGTCAGCTGATATATTACCAGTTGCATGTAAGTTTCCGTTGACTTGTGTGTTACCAACAATGTTAATGTTACCTGTTCCGTTTGCTCTAATGAACAGATCATTATTGGTGTTGGTATTTTCTATAAAATTGTTATTAAGTTCTAAGTCACCGACCAATACTCTGTTACCAACAATAGTGTTGTCAGCTGTAGCTATTGAAAATTCTTGTGCTGTTGTTGAAATAGTGCCAGTACCACCGTCAACTGTAACGTTTCCAATTTGAAATAAATTGTTTGTGATTTCTAGATCTGTTACTCTAGCTACGCCTTGGACGTCTAATGCGTATTGAGGTGATGTTGTTTTAACTCCGATTCGACGGTTTGTTACATCTAAATATAATAGGTCGGTCTCAAAGGCCAAATCCACGCCATTGCGTAGTAAATTTGACTTTAAGAGCGGACCCGATATGCGACCAATTGCCATGTCTACTCCTCAATACGGGGATCCTGTCCCTCTAGCCCGATTTTCAGCATGTGCTCTTTGCCGGCTAACCACAGTTTGTTAATGCAACAGCTTGGCCTGCTCTTCACTGCATTATAGTTATTTATGTGATTTTGTTAATTAATCCAGGATAAGGTTAAATAGATAGGCTAATTCTTCCACGTCACCAGTAAGTATACTTTCCACCTCACCAGCACTGTTTACCCAGTTACTTCCGTTCCACGTTTCAACACGCTCTAGCTCTGTATTATATCTAGTATTTCCTACTTCCGGACTTGTAGGACGTTGTGATGAATTACCTTGTGGAGGCACAATACCATTTACATTATCAAATTTTAAGTATGCTTGTGAATTGGTATTTGTAAGATTAAAGATAAAATTACTGTTAGAATTATTAAATAGATCATTTGTAGCAAATTGTAAATCACCGATAATTGTTTTACCTGTACCGTTGGATTTAAGTTGGAAAGTGCCATCTTGTTGATCTGTACTTACAACATTTCCGTCTATGCTAAATTTATGATCAGAACTAAATCCTCCACTTTCTAAAAGTATTCCGTTAAGTGTGTGATTTGTTTGTCCACCTGTAACAAAATTAAATTGATTATTTGAAAGATTGAGATATGTGTCTCTGTCAGTATCGTAAATTCCTTGTAAACTTACAGCACCAGCAGTTGATGTTCCTTCAAAAGCACTGATGTTTGTGTTATATCTAATACCAGCAAGTGTAGCTGGACGTTGTGCTGTCTCTCCTACAGGAATTTTTATATTGTTTGTACTATCTACTTGTAGATCTTCTGTAGGAGCAAAAGTAAGATCGCCAGTATCATTTGATATAGTTGCACCTTTAAAATTAAGTTCATCAAATTTAACCTTTCCTGATCCTTGAGCTTGTAAAGTTAGATTTCCATCGCTTTGATTTGAACTTATATTTGCTAGAGAAAATCTTACACTGTCAACATCTGCAGATTGCGTATGCACTTCTTTCCATCTAGCTGTCGAAGTTCCTAAATCTCCTGCGCCTGCCAGATATGATCCTGCTGTGTGACCAAGCCATGTCCAACCGTTTGTATCTGCTAATATTAATCTATCACCTTGTGCTTGAGATACATACGTAATTTTGATAGCATTTGTTAAGCCATTTTCATTGTGCCATGAAAGAGTAAGTCCTGGCACATTTAAATTTGCTATTCCTACAAAATAGTTTCTATTATCTTCACCAGTGGCATTGTAAGTATATGTTATGCCATTTGCTGTAAGTGTATATGTTTTAGGATAATTAAAACTAGGATCACTAATTGTTCCAAGTAAAACTAA